GAATCTCCGGCACCACCCGCTTCGGATGCAATATTATCAAGTTGCAATGCCAATTCACGTTGCTTATCAATAAGCCTATCAGCCGAAGATGCGGCAGAGAGCATCCGCTTTTCAATGCGCAGGTATGCTTCACTGCTTTCTCCCGTTTTTTGGGCTACGTCTCCTGATTGCTGAGCAAGATTATGATATAGATTGCTCTGATTGTCAATTTGCTGGCTAGTCAAGAGTAATTTTTGAGCGATATTTTCAAAGTCGGCTTGTGTTTCTTCGGATGCCCCACTGATTTTTGGGCGAAGTTCATCAATATGCGCTCCGATTTTGTCAAGTGAAT